CGGCTCATCAACAGCACCTTGTCCACCATTATCCACATAGAGATCCACACCACGTTGGTTGAATTGTGACTCGGGTACTCGCACACTTTGACAGTTCTGACTCATCGTAGTGACAATATTGCCTGGGACAACTGTAAAATCGTCGACATCGCTATATTGCGCACCGTCAGTATCTAAGAACGGAATTATACACATACACATACGCCCGTCTGTCGCTGTGCCTGGATTTGGTTTCCAGGTCAGCTCCACGTTAGAGATATCATAACGGGAATATTGCTTTGCGACTTGTGAAAGTCGTGGGAAAGCTTCTTCCTTGGAAACGTTAAGAATCATCTGACCTTGGCCAAACGTCGTAGTATTATTTGTTCGTTTAACGTGCATCATCGTCTCTGAATCCCAGATGAACTGAGAAGGTTTCACAGACGTACTTGAGGACATAGCTACACGTATCGGTACACCTGCAGTTCGCATTGTACCCTTTCCTCCTCTCGAACGGCGATTGCGACGAGTCCTACGTCGATTAGCACGACGCCTTCCCAAAGGTGTAGTATTCGGATTAAATTGATAACCCATCAACCGAGAACCAAGAACATATTGATTATTCCTGATCCTACGACGCCTTCGAGCTCTGACTTGTCTAACAACCCCATTCCCCACAGCATTTGCAATCGGAACTAAAGCCTGCATTGTATCTTTTAAAGCGGTACATGCTTACAAACCCGCCGCGTTGTATAAAAAAGGATAAAACTACAAAGCTTCGTACCCAAAGTAGGTACTGTACAATGCAGACGGAGTACATGACGCTAGAAGACCTCGAACTGAGTGACTATCTAACGAAATGTTCCCCTGATTTATTTGACTTTCTAACCACGATTGCAGATAAGAACGCAAGACCTGATAAAGCGACTCATTCCCATAAGCGAGTGAACAATAACTAGTGATCTTTGCAAGTGCATCGATAGGACTAGCTAATCTACGAAATTGAGCAACCTTACCTAAAAGCCTGGCCTCGTCATAAGCATATAACAATGTCTTCTCTCCGTTATAATAACGATAACAAGGATGAGTAGACACGAAAGTCAGATGCTCAAACGGTAATGAATCAAATGAAGTGAACTCCAGATACGTGCCGACAGAGTTGTATGTAGCAGATATTTGTTTTGGCGTGAACATACCAGTACGATCAGCCCAAACTAAATCATCACCACAAGCGTAAAACAACACTTCTGACATAAACGTATCGAGCGAAATCCGCGCGCGATAAGCGTGAAGAGCCATAATGCACATGTGCAATAAAGTATTATCCATTGTAGTTAGGACATGACCAGACGGTTGGGCCATCAAATTAAAAAGATAGCCACCAACTGAAGTGTATCCACAATACATTCGACAATAATATTCTCGCACACGTTCCTTATCCTCTTCGTTATAAAACCGCGATCGCCACCAACCAAGGAATGAAATAAGGCTCATACTAACGTTCACATCCCAGGATTGCCCGTCTGCGTCATAACGGTTTTCAGAAAAATCATAAAGTTTTTTCCACATAGCCGTTAAATCC